CGTTCGCGCATGACGATCTGCTTGTCGCCCCGGACATGGTAGGGAATGAGATAGACATCGTGCTTGCCATCTTCTGCGGCGGCACGGATCGCTTCGGCGGCACCATCGGCGAGGATGTCGTCAGCATCTGCCCACATTATAAAGTCCTCTTCACGGGCGCATCCATTGGCAATCTCCCATGCCTTTTGGCGAGCGGCCCCGAAGTTATCGACATGCGGCAAATCGTCGGCGTTGACGTAGCGGGTTTGGTAAAGCGGTTTTTTCAACTCCTCACAAATGAGGGTTGCGGTTTGCAGCGAAAGATCGGTCCCAGCGGTTCCAGTAGCGGAAACGAGAACGAACGAATCGACAGCGGGAGCGAACGAGCGGATGAAACGCTCGATGACTTTCTCCTCGTTGCCGATGATGCATGAAAGAATGATTTTCATGAGAAAAATCCTCCCCAATACAGGATGGAATTATTGATGAGAACGAAGGTGATTCTGGCTGCGCAATCGGTGCCCTTCTTGTCTTTTCCGAGTTGGTAAAATGATCCGAGGATTCCAAGGGATTGGATCGACAGCCAAACGATTTGAGGTGTATTCATGGGGTATTTCATGGGGTGGATTCCCCGCAGAGGGTCGAACTCTGCGGGGTTTCCAGTGTTAGCTATTAGGCGAAGCTAGTGGTGATGAGTTCACCGGCGGTTTCGTCTACGATCTTCTCCGCGACGTGCTGGCGAACGCGGATGATGTTGGAACGGCGCTCATCCGAACGGTAGGTTTCGGGAGTAAAAAGTCCTGTGGTGTCTTTAGACCACTGGATTGTCCGTCCGATTCCTCCCGATTGATACTCGCCACCCATGACTTGGCAGACATTGATGTGCGTATCGGGAAAGATGAACGATCCCGAAAAGGTCTGACCCTTTGCATTTCCGTTTTTCGCGGCCTTGGCGACATATAGCTTGTCCACGCCGAGAGCGCGGGCAACGTCGTCTTCGCCTGGAAGAGTGAACTGGCCAGCGGACTTCGGCACGACACCGAAGATCTGGTTCTGCATAAGTGTCGAACGCTGAATGCGGTTGAACACGTTCGCCGACATGATGATCGCGTTCGGAACGATGCCTTTCTTCAGGAGGCGCAGCTTGGCGGCAGCGACATCGGCNGGAAGGTTGATCGTTGCGAGGTTGGCCTCGGTATAGGCGACAGCGGCAGCAGTAGCGGTGAACGTGCTGGAGTTCATCACGGCGGCGGCCACGCGAACCTCGTAGGAAATACGAAGCGAACGCTCGAGGAGCATAGCTTCGGTAGCCTCCAAGTTCATGAAGCGCTCGACTTCGGCCTCGTAGGCGTCATCGATAACAGCCTCAAGGCCGTATTCGATAGCGTCGTATTGGTCCACATCGTATGCGCGATTGACGCGGTCGTATGCGGCACCGTTTGCGCGGGGCTTGGCATCGCCGTTCATCAGTTCGGCATTGGCGAGCTTCGCCTTCATGTAGATTCCGCGTTTCACATCCTCGCCCTTAACGGGAAGGATCAAATCGCCGATGAACATTTTGTTAAAGTCCGCGTTCGCCTGCATGACGAGGGCGGCAATATCGCTCCGAGGAGTTGCTTGTGCGTTGGTATAAGGCATCGTTTTAGTTTGTTNGGTTCTGAATTTTTAGGGTTAGACTTGCACGAATTCGGTGATGATTCCGTTGGACGCGACTGCCGAAACAAGCGCTTCGTANCGCGAGGTCGTGACCACGCCGACGAATCCGCCGGTGATCGTTCCGTAGCTGGTTGCCGCTGTGATGGCGGATCCAGACGCTGCCACCATGAAGCTGCCGGGGGCGCTCCAGAGTTTGACGTTTCCGTAGTTAGCATCGGCGACATCCTCTTGGGTGACGCCGATTCCTTTCGTGTTGTTAGCTGCGGCGGTGATGCTTCCGTCGGAAAGCACATCGACGATGCGATAGGCGGAAACTGCGCCCGATGCGATGAAGGATTTGAATCCGATGTCGTTTTGACTGGCCATGATTTTGGTTCTTTTTTTGTTGGTTTGATTTTTATGCGGTCTTCACGAGGCGGGTCGCTTTGTAAGCATTCCACGCTTCGGTGTATTTCCCTGTGTTTGTCAGAATTGCGGTGCGGGCTTTGCCTTGGTCGCCGGAAAATTCCTTCACGGCCAAGTCTGCGACGTGCTCTTCGAAATGCTTTTCTTTCGCATTCGAGTTAAGCGGTCCGGCTTTGCCTAAGTTGGTCATCCCGAGTTTTGCGGCGAACAGTTTGATCGCGGCTTCCGCTCCACGTTTAGCGGCCATCTCGATTTTCTTGTCCTGCTCGTCTTCGCCAAGTTTGGCTTTTTTGTCCTGCTCGTCTTCCTCGAGCTTCATTTTTTCCTCATGCTCCTTCATTTCGGAATCGGGCTTTTTGTCATCCTCCTCCATGTCGGATTTCATCTTGTCCATCGGCATTTCAAGCGCCGAGATGCGCTTCATAAGTTCCTCGTGTTTTGCCATGAGGTCAGCAATTGCTAGGTCTTTTTTGTCGTCGTTTTCTGGTTCCATTTTGTTATTGGTGTTGGTTTGTTCTTCTAGGTATTGTTCCGCTTTTGTTGCTGGAACGGAAAAAAGTGAGCTGTTGGCGGCGGGGTCATCGACCAGCGCGGCGGCGTAAACGGCATCGCATCTGGACATGCTCGTGGTTCCCGATGGCTTATCTTCGCCGGTAAACTCCATGCTCACGCCCATGTGCGTCGGATTCTTTTCTGCGATTTCAAACAAGCGTTTGCGGTTAGGCTCCGACTCGTAGATGTGGACATCCGCGCAAACCTTGTCGGCTTTGAGCGAGAAGTTATCAGCCCATCCGACGATCTCAAAAACGCCGCTTCCGTGATCGGCCTTGACCTTGATCGAGCCTAGTTTGTTGCAGGCGCTGAAAACCTGTTGGAGCGTGACGGTGTCGATGATGACCTGCCGACCTTTCTTGTCGAAATGGCCTTTCGCATCGCCCATTTCCATGAGTGAAACGGATCGGATGATTCCGTTCTCAAAGTCGATTTGCTCGGTTTCGAGCGCTGTGAAGTAGTGCTTTTTGGAAGTTCCCATGGCGAAAGATTTTTCGTTTTGTATCTTCTCGGATTGCCGATCGAACCAATCTCTGGCCGGTTGCGGATCGAGCGGATCGATGCCCCACAAGAAATGTGCCACTGCGCCAGCGGCTGGATAGTCCTTGTCCTGCGGGTTGCTATTGTTAGGCGAATCCAAGTCAACTTTGTGCCTGGCGTGCCAGGAGCTGGCTTTGACGATCTTCTCTTCGCTCACTTCGCCATCGGCCATTTTGCGCGCCGCATCCTTTGTGCCTTCGGTAAGGCCATCGCCACCCTTGCCCTCCCTGAGCAACTCCAGCCCGCGTTTTGCCGCGTCGATAATGTATTGGGGGGCTTTCATTATTTCGTGGCCTTCGGGTGCTTGTCTGGAAGCAAATCAAAATCGGTGACGTATTTCTCGTTCTCAGGTCGTCCGTTTTTCAGGAGGAAGAGATAGGCGTTGACGCGAGCGAATGCCCACTGCGAGGCGGATTTTACCTCCGGTGAATGCGATCCAGCGAACGCTCCGAGCCCGCGCTGGAAAACGGACTTTAGTGCTCCAAGTGTCGCCCGCCCGTTGCGCGTGTTGCTGTCCTTCTCGTTGAACTCATCAGCCTTGTTTTGCAGCGTCTTTTCCTGCTCTGCCGTGACTTCGGCACGCTTTCCAGATGCATCACCCTTTGCGGTGCCCTCGCCCTGCGGGTCTTTATTCGGCGTGCTCGACTTCGGAGCTTTGTCCGACGCGACGATTGCCCCTCGCTCGCCGACCTTCGCGAAATGAACTTCGTGTTGATTGGCAGAGAAATACTTCTCTTTGATGTCGGCAGGCAGCTTGCTCTTGTCGAACTGCCCCTTTTCAATGATGGCGTATGCGATTGCGTATGCCTCTCGATCGCCCTTGCCGCTGGCTTTGAGCGCTTCGGTTAGCGCATGGCGTTCATCCCGTTTCTTGGCGCGGGTTTCCTTCGACTCACGGTCCGCAACTGGCTTCTTCGGCTTGTCCTTGTCCCGGCGCTGGCGGCGGTCTTG